GTTTATCTTGAAGTACTGCAGATATTACTTTTGCTTCTGTATTATTCACTTAACCACTCCTTAGCCATTCGTCTGCGCTCTGCTCTTTCTTTTTTGTCTTGTTCAACTTCTGCTCTGCCGTTTAAAATCTTTTCAGCATTATAAGAAAAGTAATTCCAACTAGGCTCTTGTGCAATTGAAAAATAGTAGTCTAATAGATCATAGCATTGCGATATTCCATATGACTCTACTAGGCCATCAGCAGCCCACTGTTCAACATTAAGGTTCATGTTAGACTTTTGCTCATATCGTTGAAGATATAATTTGTTAAATCTACTGAGCAAAGCCATTCGGTCTTTGCGATCAGCCATTATTCGTTGATTTCCTCTTTAGCTTCGTTAATCTTTTCAGTAAGCTTGTCTTCTACAAACTTATAAACACGCTCAAATGCCTCGTTAGTTGTTTCTTCTCCACGCTTAGAATCTACAATGCCAAGATCTAATCTTAGTGATTGAAAGTTTCCAAGGTTAAGCGTATATCCTAGTGTTACTGATACCTTTGTTGAATCGTTTTCCATACCCCACCCATTTCATAGTTTTAAATATTCTCTGACCAAACAGGAATAAACCTACCATCTTCTGTCTTCGTATATGTAAGTATACCGTCTCCCATTCGCCGTGTCAACTCTTGGCTTGTAGGAGTCATATTATTTGTTATTAATTTGTCTTTTCTTGGTTGTCCAATATGTATACTTGCAAGTATAGCACGAATCTCTTTTACTTGCGATTCTGAATAATAAGCTCGTCTTTGCCAGGCTCTTTCACCATTTAAGGTTGAACCCATTGGTGGAGGAATGACTCCACGTTTAATTAGATCTGGAATATACTTTCTATGCCTATTGACAAGTTTAGCAGTTTCTGCTATAGTATATGCTCGTTCTCTATTTTTTCTAAAGTCAACTCTTAGACATGTTTCTATTCTATCTTTTGTAATATTATAAACAGAAACTAAACCAGTTGATCTTGAGCTATGGTACAGCCTAACTAAATCTCCATTAAGAAACCAAACTTTTTGATTACCTTTAATTACAGATTGGCTATTGTACTCTTCGCCCTTAATTGTTCTTTTCTCAGTAGCCATTTGCCTTCCTGACTTGCACTTGGTGGATGAAAGAATACTCTTGTCCCGCAAGATATGCAATAAGTTTCTAGATGATCTATAGATGTATATTGTCTATCAATAAACATTTTGCCATTACACTTTTTACAATTTAACAATATAGTAACCTAGTTTGGTATTCCGATAATAATTAGATGCACATCTAAAGATAAATTTCCGCTAGCATTAAATCTAACAACACCTTCAACTCTGGAAGTAGTTGGTTTTTTTAAAACTACTGAAACGTTTGATCCTGCTGGAGTGTTTCCTGTATTGATTATCGTTGCTGAAACAATTGGAGAATACTTAAAATCACTAGGGAAGTCGTACACAAATGTTTTTTCTGATGAAGCAGAAACTGTACTGTTATCTGCAACTCCTACAATTCCACCAATCACTCTAGCGTCAGATGTTTTAATGCTTTGTTTTCCAGCACTAGCAGTGTCAATGGTCGTATAATTATAACTTGCGGAAGAAACCTGTGTAGAAAGATTGTTTACTGTGTCAGCCAACTGATAGATGTATGTAACATCTAGTGGTTGTCCTCGCTCAGGTAGTGGTAGTTTAGCCATTTTATTCCTCCTATTACATTATATCAGAAAATGTATACGCCAGAGTCATAAACTAAGAAATCTTCTTTTATTTCTTTTTTTGATGACACTGCTTGTATTATTACTCTTACACTCGTTGTCCCCTGATTTGCAAAAGAGTAGGAGTGACCTGTTGCTATGCCTTTATAAACAAACTGATTACTATCAAATTTAACAAAGACATCATAAGTTGAAGAAGAGTTTTGGTCTCCCCATACTGCTGTAATTATCTGTTCTGTTTTTGAAACAGCTCCAGAGGTGACATTAATATCGCTGCCAATAGAATTATATATTGGAGACCAATGCGAGCTTCTATTTTTATCTTCAGATATTACCCTATAACGAATATTATATTTTTGGCTATCGTAATCAACTGGTGGAAGTGAAGATCTTTTTACTGTTATTTTTTTGATATTAGAATCAGCCATTATGAAACACCAATTGAGAATCTAAACTCAACATAATTGTTTGTGTTTGGTGATTTAATAATTGCCTCACCATCAGTGTTTTGAATAACTGTATACCCAGTCAATCCATATAGTGGGTTTTTTGTTGCAATGTTTTCTAGTCTCATTGCATCTAATGCAACATAATAATCTGATGATGGATTTCCGCCATCGATAACTGATACATATATCTTAACAACACTAACATCGTTCCAGTTAAAGTTTGCACTTGTGTATAGGTCTTGTAGCTGCTTTGAAACAACGTAGTATCTATTAGTTTCAAACTCATCATCTAATGGCAAACTTAAAGAGCTTCCATTGTTTAGTTCAGCTTCAAATCTAGCGTACTCTCCAGATGAAGTATCGGATGAAGAAAAATCAACTAGTATTCTGACGGTATCTGGAACTGCGCTAGAACCTCCATTTTTACTTACTAGAGAAAATGCTAATCTCATCTCATCTATTGGAGAGTTTTTTGTAAAATCAATATCCACACCAGTTAGATGTATATGAGATCCGCTAGTTATATTAAAGTGACCTGCGCTTATATCTAAATCTGACATGTCACCCTGAATCAGAATAGTATTATTTAAAAACCTACATCTTTCATATCTCTCTGCTCTAGGTGTTTTATAAAATATACTGTTGTCAGAGTTAGCTTGAAATACAGGGGTTGCTGTTAGTACCCCTGCGGTATCATATTGTTTTGTTGATGAGTTTATTAAATATGAGCCTGTAATAATATTATCATTTTCAGTGTCAAGTTGTACTGGTATTGTTGGAATTAATGTTGTAGATGTTGAAGTATGATATTGCCAATTTTCTGTATTGGTAAACGCAAAAATTGTTTTGCTATCGTACGTTCCAGCAGATGGGTTTGATCCTGCTGAGTATAGTCCTACTTCTGTAATCTCATATCTTTCTTCCGTTGGCAATTCAGCCGTAAGAACAATTTTATTCATACCATTTTCTTGTACATACCCTCTTGAAGATATTGGAACTCTAAACATTTCAAAATCTAAATTCTCTTTATCTGGATAGTCTTCAAGGCTTTCTGAGGTTTTAAATGGTTGCTTTCCGCAGCCAACAGCAATATAAGAAGCAAAAGCTGGTGCTTGGCCTAGCAGGTACTTGCCAATAATAGTTTTACCAGTATTAGTTATCATGATGTAGCTTCTCCTAAATATGCTTCATATATTGTACCACTTAAGCTAATTTGTACCTCGACTTGCTCATCACTGTTAAGATTAACTAACTCTATCACCAAGTCTCCAGCAGCATTAAAATAAACATTTGAACCTCCAGGGCCGTTGCCTACAGTAGGCACTTTTTCATTTAGATTAATTGGGAAATTGTTAAAAATCTTATCTGACGAGCCTTGTAGTCCAACTAGATTTAATGGATTATATTCTTGTTGGATTGCTGTTAAGTTTTTAATTACATTATAAGATACGCTTTGACCATTGATAGTATCATTTCTAGCAATATTGATTAACTCATGCCCCCCGATATTTTCAAAGATAATATCAGTCATAGCCTCTATTGCTACTGATCCATCATCAAACAAGACTGTATCTATTGGGGCAGTCTTAATGGAGTTTTGTTTAATAAAATTAATAGCTGCATTAGCTAGATCTGCTGGTGTTAATGGAGATGCCGATAAGTTGGAAAAATTAATGTCAGCCATTTTATACCTCACTCAAATAAATAGTCATAGATGGGCCCTCTTGACTTCTGCTATAGGCAATATTATAAACAACAAACCTTGTAGAGTCTGCTGTTACTAAGTCTAACCCATCAGAATCTTTATAGTCTAGAGTAACAATGTCTCCTAATTGTAACGTTGGTATGCTAAAAATGTTAGCTCCAACTATTTTCTTAGGCTCCATCACTTTATTTATAATCCAGTTCATAAGAGATTCTGCGCTATCTTGTGTTTGAATATATTGACTGTCAATAGAAAATTCATTTTTGCCATAAGTCATTCTGCTTTGTCTAATTCTGTCATATTTTTCTTTTTCAATAAATGGAGAGATGATTTGATTTGTATCAGTTAATTCTGGATCTGCCATATTGCTACGCTTTTTGAAAAATTCATCAACGGTTAGTTCGTGTGTTGTGTCCTGAGTAAATGTTATTCCTTGAATTCTTAAAAAGCTTCCTGTAGTTTCATCTAAGTTAATTGCTTTATCTGTAGAGTTAAATACTAAAAACTCTGCACCATACGAATCTGCTTGGAAGCCAGAAACCATATATGATTTAATTCTATTAAAGGTTGGAGAGATTTGAGCATAAAGAGCTGGGTAAGCTCGGTCATACTTAATGTCAAAGTAGGCACACTCTCTCATGATTGATCCAAACTCTTCAAAATACATATTATATTTTGGTGGCTGTTGAGAACTTATTCCGCCAAGGTAGGTAGATTGAACTACACCACTCATAGCATATTTTCTAAATGATTCATTTGCATCAATGTCTTTATCCCCAAATGCTTTAGAGATTGTTTCTCCAACATTAAAAGATGTATTCTGAGAATAGTTTTGAGATAGCGCATATACATTTTCAAACATACATCTAGAAGATCCACGAGTAAATAAAGCCATGTTGTTATAGATCGGTAGAGGGTCTGTGTCATCTACTACCTGAATTAGCTTGTTATTGATATAAAGATAGAATCTTCTTATTTTACCAATGTCTTCATATTCTACTGATAGATCATATACCGTTGGATTTTCTTCTCCAGCAAGTCTATACTGTCCAGTAAAAGATCCATCATCAATTAGTATCTTTCCTAATCCTCCCCATAACTTTACAGGAATAGCTTTAGAACTTGACAAATCTTTTTTAATTTTATAAAAAACAATATTATCTATTGAGACACTTGAATTGCCAGCATTGTCAAACTTAAAATATGATTCAATGTTGTTTTCAGTAAGTGCTGTAATTTCAAAATAATATCCATTGTTTGTTTCTGGATTAAGAAGTACTGCTATTCCTCCGCCTGCGCCACCGATATTAACATTTTGATCTGTGGTACTTCCAGTAATCTGATAATATGGGGTGCTTCCAACAGGTGTTTGAAACTTAGTAGGGTTGTTTTCAACTTTTCCAACAATGCGAACTCTAGTTCCAAAATGTTTGTATGCATTATTGAGTTCTTTATAAACATAAGATACAAAGCTAATTGGGTTTTCTGTAGTTTTAAATGATGGTCCATTTACAACAAGTGCTGAAGATTGAACTGTTCCAGACTGGGTTGATTGTAAATTATTTACAGCAGTTTCAGTCAAGTAAGCTGTTGACATAAAATTTTTAATTATTCCATTTCGTGTTGTTTTTTTTGCTAGGACATTATTTACTCCAGCAGCACCTACTGCTGTTACTGGCAAAGCAATATCTTTTAATAACTGATTAGTAAAAAGATACTTATGATCCATATCACAACCTCTAACATAATCATTATTTGACCAATAAGATCCTGCTCCTGCAGAGTGATAGGCTAATGTAGTATTAAATTGAGCACGACCATGATCAACTACTGGACCATTCTTAAGTCTAACAACATCTCCAATTGTTTCATAATATGGTGTTGCATAAATTCTAATTAAGCCAGTAGGGTAGATTTTTCCGTTAAATGGGAGTGATGAAAAATATCTTTGATACTCTTCGTTATTACTAATCCAAACATTGCCAGTTCCTGTGATGTTGTACTGAACAGCATCATACTTAATTATTTCTCCATTAGAGTAAAAGTATCCTTGATTTCTTGTTAACCAATAAACATTTTCTCCAAAATCAATTATATTATTAACTAAAACTCCAGAAACAACTTGTGGCGGTGTTGAAGATAGGTCAGAGTTTAATGGCATTGCACCTAGTACGTAGCTTCCTTGTGTTGATGCTACTTCATTAATAGTTTTTGTATTTTCTGTTCCCGCAACTTCCCACAATAAAGATGGTTTATATATCCAAGTTCTTTCATTATCAATTAGGCTTGCTTGCTTTAACTTACCCAAAGATCTTTGAATATATCTTTCTGTATAATTAATCTTTCCGTCATTATAAATCTTTTTATCTTGTGAAGCAATAGAGATTAAATTTGGTTGCTTTCCTGAAGAAGCGTTTTCTATTTCTCCAGTAT